CGTTTGGAGTAAATTAGAAAAAAAATATATACAAACTAATATATCTGCTATTGATTTAAAAAAGCAATTAAACTTGGACGGCAAAGTAGAATTTACTTTAATATTTAAAATAATGGAGTTGCAGGGCTTTTTTGGGCTTTGGGAGTTTAATTCAAGAGGAGTGCAAACAAGCATTAAAAATATTACTGATGTATTTGATAAAATGGTATTATTTGCATTTGATAATGATATTGAATTTACTAAAATACCATTTCATTTAAGCGTTAAAAAGCATACTTCAAATAATTTAAGTAATAGTAGTTATCCAGTTGTTAGTTTAGTACCTTTGTTTGTACCTGAAACTAATAATAATTTACGATTAATGAATAACAAACCTTTGGAGTTAAGCAAATGATTACAGAGCAAATAATAAATGATTATAAAAAATTAACTGCAGAATATTTTGAAATTGACCAGCATTTAATATTTAGTTTAAGTCGTAAAAGTGAGTTAATTGAGCCAAGAAGGTTTTTAATTAATTATATTAGAGATAAATACCAAATAACATTAAAGAACGTTGGCAAGCATTTTAGCGGTATTGACCACAGCACCGTATTACATCATTTAAAAAAGCATAATGACTATTTAGACACCGATAGCAGTTACAATAATTTATATAATAAATATATTTCATTTATGAATTTCAAAAAAGATTTGTTTGCTGATAATGCAGATTTATCATTTACTATCCATAAATTTGAAAATAAAGAAATTGTTAATAATGATTATGATGTTTATTATAATGAATTGATTTCAATTTTAAATAATAGAAATATTGAAATTAATGTTTATGATATTATTAGAAATTTACTTTTAAAATCAAAAGTTAGTGAATATACCTTAAACAACAACCGATTATATTCATTTGTAGAAATTGCAAATTTAGTATTGAAAGATGAGCGAACAGTATATTTAAAAGATGTATTAAATTTTAATCAAATAATTGAAGTTGGGTTTGTAATTCTTCAAGCAAAACATATAGCATCAATAAACAAAATTAGAATAGAACTTGAAAGCACCAGCACTGAATTAATATTAGAAAAATATATAGATTGCTTGAATTATTATATACTTTATGAATTATATTTAGGAGCGTTATAATGCGGACTTGTCACCAAATAACAGTAACTCTTAAATCAGAAGACAAATGGACTAATTATTATATGATAGATTATTACAACACTGCTTTACAATATAGAATGAACAAAACATTTAATATTGATAAAAGATTTACTCAAGTTGAAGAAATAAGAGAAAGATTAAATTACTATGCAGGTAATAAAATTGATTTTAGTAAAACAAACATAATAATTAAAGAGGGTTAAAATGTTAGAAACAGTATTAATAGCAATTAGCATATTATTGATAATGGTTTGTTTGGTACAGAATGGTACTATTAATAATTTGAGATTTGAAAAAGAGAAGTTAAAAGATTTGCACTGCAAAGAAAAAGAAAAATTAATTTCAATGATTAGTTGGTTTAGCAGTTATAGGATTAAAGAAACAGGCGAAATTGAATTAATTAATATTGAAGATGAAAATAAATTAAATGAAATAAATTTGAATTAAAATTAAAATAAAATTAGAATATTAAATAAAAATTTGTTAATTTTGTATTGCGATGTCTTTGGATGTTATTCATAGCAAACACTGGTAACGTGAAACCTTAATCAGCCAGCATTTACCTAAATGAAAAAAGGTTTGCAAACATAATTGTCTCTATTTGATGTTCCCTATGTGTTGGGGGTTGGTAAAACAACCCCTTTATTTAAAAAAGGATAAAATGAAAATTAGTGAAATAAAGTTAAATAAGAAAAATCCCAGATTAATTAAGGATTATAAATTTGAGAAACTTAAAAAATCAATTACAGAGTTTCCAAAGATGTTAGAACTAAGACCAATTATTATTGATAATGATAATATTATCTTAGGTGGCAATATGAGATACCAAGCATTAAAAGATTTGGGATATAAAGAACTGCCAGATAATTGGGTTAAAAAATCAAGTGAATTATCTGAAGAGGAAAAACAAAGATTTATAATTGCCGATAATGTTGGCTTTGGGGATTGGGATTGGGATATTATAGCAAATGAATGGGACACTGAATTACTTGCAGATTGGGGATTAGATGTGCCGAGTTTTGAAGTTGATGTAGATTATTCAATATTAGACGACCAAGACACCGACCAGCAGTTGCAAGATATGACTGACGGAGTTAAAAAAGCAATACAAATAGAATTTGAAAGCGAACATTATGACGAAGCGTATCAATTAGTAAAGTTTTGGAGTGAAAAAGGTGCTTACGTTGGTAAAATGATTTTAGATTATTTAAAAATAGAAAAAAATAAGTTATGATATTAAAGCAGTCAGAAATAAATGGTATTAAGTTTTTTTATAGAGACGGTTTTTCAGACTTAAAAACGTTTGAGGAAGTCATTAAAAATAAAACATATCTAAAAAAAGGTATGACAATACAAAAAGACGAAAAATGGATGGACTGCGGTGGCAATGTAGGGGCGTTTGCTCTTTTGGCTTGTAGTTTAGGTGCAAAAGTTACAGTTTATGAGCCAGATCCTTATAATTGCAAAATGATTGAAAAAAATTTAAAATTAAATAATTTTGTAGCAGAAATAAAACAAGTAGCGTTAGTTCATAATGATTTAAAAGAATGCACTTTGTTTATTGGTAATAATAATAATGTTTGGAGAAACTCTATTATTAAAAAATGGAATAATAAAGGACTAAAGGTTAAGTGTTTAAATTTTGATAACGAAGCAAAAAATTTTGATTGTTGCAAAATGGATATTGAGGGTGCAGAAATGTTAATTTTAGAAAATACAAACAAAGTATTTAAAAAATTAGTTTATGAATGGAGTTTTGATATTGACGGCAGTTTGCAAAGATTTTGGGATATGATCGAAAAACAACAAAAGCAATATAACGATTTAAAAGATGTTGGTAATACAGGAAAGTTTAAAAGCCGTGATTATGATGTTTGGCAAAAGTCTTGGTTTCCTGCTTGTACAAATGTTTTTGCATTTAATAAGTAAATTATGAAAAGAGTAGATTTAATTCCAGTTGAACATAATCGTAAAATGGGTGGTATTTGTGAATACATTGAACCTAATGTAATAGAAGATTGTATCTTTTATGTTGATGGCGAACCGATAGGTTTTTACCTTAAAAAGATGCCTGAGAAAATGTGTAAGTTAGCAGATTTAGCTAATGCAGAATTTAGGAGTAACAACGTACCAAAAACAACAATGTCAAGAGCAACAGTAGCAACTAAAGAAGCATACGATTTAATGAAAACTGATAAAACAGGAAAACAAAGAGTTGACCAATATTCTACAATTTTAGGGGGTATTCCACCAAAAGCACAATTTAAAAGACCATACCCTAATTTATCAAGTGTTCACGGAGTAAAAACAGCACAAACATTTATCAAAGCAATGTTACTTTTAGCAAAAGAAAGCGAACTTTTGATTAAAGAAATTTTACCAAAACAATACGAACAGCAAATTGAATTATTTAAAGACGTTCCTGAAAAATGGAGGTTTGGAAACTTATTTACAAGTTCAATTTCAAACTATAATATTTCAGCACCTTTTCACCGAGATACAGGTAACATAGTTGGAGCGGTAAACGTAATCATCTGCAAAAAGCACAATTCAAAAGGTGGCGATTTGCACGTTCCTGATTACAACGCAACGATAGGACAGCAAGACAATTCAATACTTGTTTATCCAGCGTGGAGGAATATACACGGAGTTACACCTATAATACCAACTTTTGACGGTGGTTATAGAAATAGTTTAATATTTTATCCACTAAAAGCATTTTTGATTAAAGAGTAAATTATGAATAAAGATATACAAAATTCGACACTTAAAAAGAATGCAATGTTAGAAGCATTAAAAAAGTCTTTGGGAATAGTTACAAAAGCAGTTGAAATGGTTGGTATTGATAGGCAAACTCACTATAATTGGTTAAAAGATGACGCAGATTATAAGGCAAAAGTAGAAGCGTTAGACGATGTAGTATTAGACTTTGCAGAAAGTAAGTTGCACCAAAGTATTAACAATGGTTCTGATACGGCTACAATATTCTTTTTAAAAACAAAAGGGAAAAAGCGTGGATATATTGAGAAACAAGAAATTACAAACACTAACTTAAATGTAGAAGTGCAAGAAGTTACAGAAGAGATGCAAAACGAACTATTAAACACTTTAAAAAGAATGATTGAATAATGGAAATATATTTAGTAATATTGGTATTAATAACAATATGTATGTCATTAATAAATTATAGGATTAGTCTTATAAGAAATGATTTTGAAAAATATAAAAGTGATGTTGAACTAAAAGAATGGCAAACAGAACTTAATAAAAAGATTTATAAAGCAAACATTTATAAGGTAGAGCCTGAAACAGAAAAAGAAACTAAAACTTTTGACTTAACTTTTGAAGATGGTAGAGTTGAAACATATAATATAGATTATGAGCAAACTAACACCTAAGCAATATTTGGATAGCCTTAAATTAATTAAAGAACTTGCAACAAAAGACGTTGCAAGTTTTTTGATGTTTAATAACAAAGATTATCAAAAGCCAAAGCACTTACAGCCGATTATAGATGAGATTGATTTAATTTGCAATGGTGCAGTTAGTAAAATGATGTTTAGCGTACCACCACAGCATTACAAAAGCGTTAGTTTATTGAATGCAGTTGCTTTATACCTTACTAAATATCCCCATAAAGTAGTTGCTTATATTAGTTATTCACAAACGTTCTCACAAACACAAACACGTAAAGCCGTGCAGATATATAAGCACTTCAATCCAAATGCTAAAATATTAATTGATACTCAAAAAGAATTTATATTAGAAGCAGGTGGTGGTTTGATTACAAGTTCTGTTGATGGTGGATTAACTGGTTATGCTATTGATTGGTTAATTATAGATGACCCTATTAAAGACCGTTTAGAAGCCGAAAGCCAAACGTTTAGAAATAGAAATATAGATTGGTTTAATGACGTTGCTAAGACACGTTTAAGACCTGATAAAACTTCAATTACAATAGTTCATACACGTTGGCACAATAATGATTTAATCGGTTACTTATCAAAGAATGAGCCAAGCATTAAATATATTAATCTAAAAGCAATAAATGATAATAACGAGCCGTTATTACATAATTTAGAATATTACGAACAGGTTAAACAAGCGAATGCATACGGTTTTTATTCTTTATATCAAGGGGAGCCGATTGGTAAGTCAAGTCATTTATTTAAAGAGTTTATTTATACTGATGTATTGCCGAGTAAATACAGCGTTAGTGTAGGATTGGACTTAGCATATACAGCGACTTCAAAAGCAGATTACAGCGTTTATGTAGTTATGTTAAAAGATTATGAAACTAATAAATTAACTATCATTAAAGCAAAATGCTGGCAAGCAGATATAAATGAAACTAAAAATATATTATTAAGATTAAGAAATGAATATCCAAATGTTAAATTTGGTATAGAAGCGAATGGAACTCAAAAAGCAATATATGATATGTTAAAAGATGTTTTACGACCACTGAAGACAATGGAGTTAAAAGGGGATAAGTTTGTAAGGGCTCAAGATTTTTCAAGTCAATGGAACTTAGGAAACGTATTAATTTATAGCAAAGGGGATATTGATAATCAATTCTTTGAACAGATTGCAGAGTTCTCTGGATTAAAAGATTTGCACGATGACTTTATTGATGGAGCAGTTTATGCCTATGAATTAAGTAAAAGAAAAGAAGTTGAATACAGAAAATTTGGTTAAAATGAATAAAGAAATAATAAATAATATTGAATTATATAATGCAGATTGCATAGAGTTAATGAATACTTTAAATGATAATAGTATTGATTTAACAGTTACAAGCCCACCATACGACAATTTAAGAATGTATAATGGTTATTCTTTTGATTTTGAAAATACTGCAAAAGAATTATTTAGAATAACAAAAAATGGTGGTGTAGTTGTTTGGATTGTAAATGACCAAACTATCAATGGTAGTGAAAGTGGAACGAGTTTTAAACAAGCATTATATTTTAAAGAAATTGGTTTTAACTTACACGATACTATGATATATGCAAAAAAAAATTATGTACCATTAACGCATAAAAGGTATGAGCAAGAATTTGAATATATGTTTGTATTTACAAAATTCAAATTAAAAACATTTAACCCTATAATGGTAAATTGTAAAACAATAGGTGCAAAAACAAACAAAAGAACTTTTTATCAAACAGCAAGTCAAAATATACCTACACCAGCACACTCAAATAATTTAGTAAAAGAAAAAAAACAAAAAGGCAATATTTGGCAATATTCAACAAATTGTGAAATAAAAGGACATCCAGCACAATTTAATATTCAATTAGTTAAAGACCACATTATAAGTTGGAGTAATGAAAATGATATAGTATTTGATTGTTTCTTAGGTAGTGGAACGACAGCAATAGCGAGTATGGAATTAAATAGAAAATTCATAGGTTGTGAAATTAGCAAAGACTATTTTGATATAGCAGTCAAAAGAATTAAAGATAATAACAACCTATTTACATAACAATAAAATCCACAAAACAAAACTAAATATTACAATGTTTAAAAGTTTTTGTTAAGTATTGCAGAAAATTACACAATTTTGCACTGTGAAAATAAACGAATACATAAAATCAATATTTAAAGCCCCTAAGACGACCACAAAAGCCGTTGAACAACGAGCATTACAATTCTTTAAGCAAACAATTACAGCGAACAATATAGGTGATTTGTCAGTAACTCAAATGTTAAGCAATTATTCATTTATTTGTATGAATAAGATTGCTGAGTTAGTTGCTAATCAAAAATATTATGTTGGTAGTTATGATGCAGAATATGATACTTATGAAACTATTTCAGAAGAGAATAATTGGTTGGTTAATATTGTGGATAATAATTCACAAACAATGCAAATATCTTTTAATGAATTATTAGAGTTAGTAACGTATTGGTATTATATTGAAGGTAATGTTTATTTGTGGTTTAGAGTAAGTAACTATAATGGTGGCACAAAAGCAAAATATCCAGTTGAAATTATATTATTGCCGAGCCGTGAAGTTGAAATTAATGCAGGTAGTTACAATTTAATTGATAGTTATAGTTTAACATTAAATAATAAATGGATTACTATACCAGCAACCGAAGTATGCCATATTAAAACAATGTCAATACCAACGTATAGCGATAATCCTACTTACTACTATAAAGGTATATCAAAGTATTACAATGCTTTAAAAGATGTTTTAGGTGCTTATTATACGATGTTAGATAATGCAAACACCGAATTAAATCGGCAAGGCGTACCAAATATTGTATTAACTAACGACCACGACCCTATATCACCACAAGAGCAGATAAATTGGCAAGATGCACTTAACTCTCGTTATGGTAAATACGCACCGATTGTTTTCGCTGGTGAGCAAAATACCAAGTATGAACGTATGGATATTGGTAATAACATTATTGCACAAAATACAGGTGCCTTTGCAGGTGGTTTGAATACAGAGTTAAAGCAACTAATTACTTCAATGTATGGTTTGATGTTAGATTTTGTTAATGGTACCCCAGCATATACGAGTAACTATAAAGATATGAAAGCAACTATTTATGAGCAAACTATTGACCCACTCACAAATAGGTTTTTAAGTGCAATAAACAAACATTTAAAGCAATATGATAATGGCGAATATTCAATACAATACACACCGTTTAAGTATGAAAGTTTAAATGACAAAGTTTTAATTGCACAAACTCTTTGGATGGGTGAAGCAATAGGCAAAAATGAATTAAGAGAATTATTTGGATATGAAGTTAAAGATGAATATGATAATGAAATTGAATTAGAACCTGAAGCCGAAGCACCAGAAATGGAAACCGAAATAGAAACTGAAAATGAAATAGATGAACTTGATGAAGCCGATGATAAAACTAAAAAATTAAAATCTCTTATTGAGAATGAAATAAGTAAAAGTATAAAAAAAAAAGTATTGAGTTAAGCGAATTAGAAAAAACAAAGATTTGGAAGGCATACGATAAAACTAATAGCTTTTATGCTAAAAAATTAGAAAAAATTTATATTAGCATATTTTCTTTAATTCAAAAAGATGTAGTTAGAAATATTAACAAACCGTTAAAAAGTGGCAATGTTTTAATTTATAGCAAAGGGGATATTGATAATCAATTCTTTGAACAGATTGCAGAGTTTAGTGGATTAAAAGATTTGCACGATGACTTTATTGATGGAGCAGTTTATGCCTATG